TCTGCCATCTACTGTGCCGCTTACCGCAACGTTACCAACAACGTCTAATGTTTCACTAGGTTCAGTAGTACCAATACCTACTTTGCCATCTCTTGTAATGTTTAAATCAGTTAAAAGTTTTTGTTCAGCTAAGGTGTCTTCAGTAGCTACAGTTTGGTCAAATACACCCAAGCCTAAGTATTTAGCATCGCCTGTTTCACCGCCACCATTATACGTAACTATTGCGTGTGCAACGCCCTCTACATAGTTGGCATGGTCGTCTGAAAATTCATTAAATATTAAAGAAGGTTTTCCATCGTGATGTATATTAGAATGAGTATCTGAATCACTAGTGACTCTAATATCCCCACCGTACACGTGTAATCTAGAGTCTGGATTATCTGTTGCGATACCTACATCATGGTCAAAATTTGCAGTACCGTCTACCCCCGCGTTTTGATAAGAATCTATGAATAATCCGCTACCGCCTCCTAAGGCTTTTAAGTGTAGTGATACATGGTTACCACCACCTGCTACCATTGAATTTTGTATAGTTGCATTTTGTCCAGATACTTTTAGGTCTAAACCATTTGTCGCACTAGACGTGCTATTTTTTATTCTTATTTGTGCCGAACCACCTGTAGTTTCAAAAATCGCTAAAGGCTGTGCCCAATCATTTTCATTGTCGTCTTCTACATCATAAACGTGTAGTTTAGCCGCAGGTGTTGGAGGAACACCAACGGCTAGTTTATTATCGGCAGTAATACGCATGACTTCCGTGCCGTTAGTCCCAAACTTAGTATAAGTGTTGTCGTAATTCCAAATTGCTGTATAATCAGTTGCAGCAAAAAGCCTAAATCCATCAGTAGCACTTGTGCCTGAATTTGTAAGCATTTGTATTGAGCTACTGCCAGCAAAATCTTGAATAGTTAAAGGATAGTTAGGATTAGTAGTACCTATGCCTACTCTGTCTGATGTTGTTACATCACCAGTAAAGTTAGCACCTGTTAAGTTTGCTTTGCCTGAAATATCTTGATGCGTTGTTAAATAGTCAGAAGAATCAAAAGCTTTAACCTGTGCTAGGTTAGTTACTTCTGAATCCATTAACGCACCTGCGGCAGTTACATTAGCTGTATCCGTTACGTCCGCGCTTGCTTCGATACTATCTAGTTTAGTGCCGTCTGTAGCTAAGTCTCTACCATCTACAGTACCGCTAACTGTAATATCACCAGTAACAGTAATACCGCTTGATATAGCTTCTATTTTAGTAGAACCGTTATGAGCCAGTGTTGAGCCTAAAGCACCGTTAATAGTAGTAGTTAACGTACCACCGTCTTGTTGTGTAAGAGTGAGAGTAGAGCCAGAGTAATCGACAGCAGTAATGTGATTATTATAAGCTGTATTCCAATTAGATATGTTTGTAGCAGTAATACCGCTTGAAGCATGAGCAGAGAACACTGGGTCTGTCTCTGTGTATGACGTAAGAAATCTACCATCAAGGTCTGTAGTAACTGTACCACCGCCTAACTTAGTCAATGTAAGCACACCATTACCAGTATTAAAACTAGCTGATGTAACCTCTACATTCTGAACGGAAGCTAAATAGCTTGCCGCATCATCCGCAGAATCTTCAGCATTACTAGCAAAACCCTGTGCTTGTGACGCACTCTGAACAGCAAAAGTAGCGGCTGTTTGGGTTGCTGCTTTGTCTTCCTTTACTTCATTAGCTATTGCAGTGAGCTCTTCCAAATAGGAATTATCCGATGAATCTCCTGAGCCACCTACACCTCTGAATATAGCCATGAAACATTCCTATAGTTAAAAAAAAAAAAGAATAGTATAAAAAAGAAAAGGGGAAAGGGGCTTCCGAAGAAACCCCTTAAGTACTACTATTAGCTTACAGTTAGTACGAAACCTGCTTCAGGACGTACTACTTGTGTACCGTACAAAGTATCAGCAGTATATAAAGTAGCAAGGAAGTCTTGCTTATACTGAGTCTGTGAACGAACACCTTGTTGCTCGGCAAGAACCATAGCATCTTTGTGGAACAAGTATGCGCCTTTACCACCGAAAGTAGTCGGGCAGTTGTTAGAAACAAATACGTCAACACCGTACAAGTTACCAATCTGACCATTCACTACTGTCTGACCGTTTACGAAATCGCTAGATGAGAAACGCTCTTCAGCCATGATTGCGTTACGAGCAGAAGGTGGAATAACCATGCAACGACCGTCCATAGGTACGTCAGCTTCATCCATTTTCTGAATGATAGAACGGAATGCCGCGTCAGTGAAAGCACCAATAGTGTTACCAGTAGTTGCTAGTGCAGTAGTACCGTCAGAAGCAAAAGAGTTAGTGTGTACAAAGTCTTCTGTACCAGTAGCACCGTCACCAAATAGTTTACCTAAGTCAAACAAGTCAGTATCAACTTGGTTAGCTAGAGCGTAACCTGCGTCACCAGTGTAGAACTGACGAAGAGATGCAAGTGCTTGTGCTTCAGTGATGTCTTCGATTAGACGTGAGTACTCGAAGTGCTTGTCGATTGTTACTAGTACTTCTGACTCAGTGTCTGCCTGAATAGTTACTGCTGTACCTGCGGCTTTAGCGTTAGCTGAACCACGAGTAGGCTTAGGAATGTGAAGGGTATCACCTTTCTTGCCAGTCATAGAAAGTTTCTTAACTAGGTTAGCTAGTACAAGATTCTTCTGATAAGCGGCAACAACTTCGTCACTCCAGATTTCTGGGATAAAAGTTGCCGCGTTAGCGTTACCTACGACTGTGCTGTTTGAACTACCATCGGCAGTTGCGGGATATGTTGATGTAGCCATTTTAATTCACCTTATAAATAATATTAGTTTCGTACCCTCCCTTCTGCATACGCTTGCATAATCTCATTTGATAGTGCTTGGTATCTGTCTGGGTCAGTACGCATTAGTTTAATAATGTCTGCGCGTCTGTAGACTTTCTTGGCTCTCTGTTCACCACTACCACGAGCATTGCCTGTAGATGCGGATTTAACAGATTGCTTTCGTTGTTGTTTCTCATTGGCGGCAGTTTGACTGACAACCTGTTGACGTTCCTTCCATAGGGAAAATAGTTCGTCAGCGGCATCTACATCATACTGTTGGTCTGCCAAAGCAAAGAGCCGCGTCCTAATCTTCGAAGCTTTAATCCAATCAAGGAACTTAGCGTCTTGCAATATGCCCTGCATTTCAGGGTGTTTGGTTTGCAATTCAGCCCTAGCCGTTGATTGTCTGTATTGGTTGCTGATATTCTCAGCTTCCTTAATCTTCGGGTGATTATTAATTGCTCTCTCGACTGCCTTGTCAGGGTCAGAGAAAAAATCTACTTCTTCGTCAGCATATGTTTCTTGTGTTGCATTTTCGGTGAGTTGTGTCTGAATGTAGCCATCAACAACCTTTCGTAAGTCACCCACTTCAGAACTTTGTTTACCTAAGAGTTTTTCAGCTTCTTGGTGCATCCTTACTATCTCGGCTGTACTCTTCCCTTGATACTTCTCAGGTATGTCTGACTCAGGTTCTTCAAGAGTTGCCTCAGCTTGAGGTTCTTGTTCTAGCGTTGTGTCAATGTCGTTCTCTTCTACGTCTTCTGGACGCTCATCTGTTAGTCGTGCCATTATTAAACTCCGTGATTAATATCATTATGGAGGTGTATTAAGTGTAAGGGTTCTATGGTCGAGAGTTAACCTTACGTTATAGTGTTACGCCATGCTTCCTTTCATGCTTGATTTGTTTGTCCCGCTGTTTAGCCCATCTTTCTTTACCTGCGGGAGAGTTCATATCTCGCTTTATCTTTACAGGCGTAATAATCTTTCTAGCCTTCAACTCACAATCAGGGCAATCAACTTCTTCTACGTCTGAGTATCTGAGAAAATCGTTGACGTGTCCGTTGTCACATTGAAAATCGTATAAACGTCTCATTCTTCCGAGTCGTCTTCTTCTTGTGCTTGTTGTTTAGCTGTTTCTATCTGTGACTCTAGGTTCAGCATATTAGCCATGACTACAAGTTGTCCCTTACGAAAGTTAAGGTCTTTGTCGTCTTTACAGGCTTCTACGGAGTTGACCTGTTCTGCACTTCCTTTAAAGTCTTGCATCAAGTTCTTCCAACCATCTGTACGGAACATCTCTTCAAAGGAACGATAGTACTTCTCTAGTTCTACATCAGTCATTTACTGTTTCTCCCTATAGGACAGCTTTAATTAATAATTTAAATAACATACTTAATGTATATTATAGTAATATTATACCATAGTTTACTAAGAATGTCAAGTACTATTTACGATGTCTTGCTGTTTTCTTTGCAATCTTTTTAGGTTGTTTACTTACTTGTTTACCCGCTTTGGTGTCAGCACGTTTCTTACGTGTCGTAGCGGCATATTCTTTCTTGGTCAAAGCCTCACGTGCCTTCTTAGGCAAGTAACGCTCACCTGTAGCCTTCTTACTTTGAGTACTGGGTTTACCTGACTTAGTACCCCATTCCTCTTTAGTCCACTTAGAGAGAGACTTCTGGGCTTTGGTCTTACCGCCAGTATAACCACCGCCCGCCTTTTTGTAGCGTTGAGTGGCTAACTGTGCCTTACGAGCAGACCATTGCCCTGCCTTCCCGCCTTTGCTTCCTGCTTTGACTGCGGCTACGATGCGCTTCCATTTAGCTTCATCGGTTCTAGCCATAGTTACTTACCTTTCTTCATTGGCTTCTTTTTAGCTTTAGTTGCAGTTTTCTTTTTAGGTGGTCTTCCAACTTTACTGCCGTATGTACCTTTACCGTATGGCATAGTTATCTCCCGATTACCATTTTGATTTATTTGCCCAATAAGCCGCAGACATTTTGCCTTTGGCTATATTCTTGGCGTGTCGTGCTTTGAACGATTTACGTCTAGCTTTCTCAGCGGCAGTCTTAGGATTCTTACCTGCGCCTGAGACTCCTTGCTGTCCATAGCGTATGGTTTTAACCTTGTCACCTTCCTTAGCTACTACTACGTGAGACTTAGTAGGGTGACTAGGTGTACGCTTTGGTTTGTTAAATCCAGAGACTCCTGCTCTAGCTAGTCTTGGGTCTTTTTTTACTGGCATTAGGCTTCTCCTTGCGGGATTCCTTGAGGACGCGGAGGTCTAATTCCAACGCCTCCAGTTTGCGGTCTTGGGATTGAAACGCTTTGTTGACTTGCTCTATTGCCTCGTTGAACTGGCGTTGTGTTATCATTTGCTTTTCCTTGTGAGGTTTCTTTAACGGCTACTTCACGTTCTTTTAGTAACTGCTCTGATATTTTAAGACGTTTTTCAAACTCTTTATCATCACCGTCTCCTTTTTTAAGATTGGCTGTAACGGCTTTAATTCGGTCAATTTCAAGCTCTTGTGGCACTACTTGCGCTTCGGCTGACAGTTTTTGCGCTCTTGCTTGTGATTCTATGGCTTGTCCTTGTAAAGCCGCAGTTTGTGACTTCTGGAACTCCATCTGAGCTTGTTGTGCCATTTGAGACATTTGCTGTGCTTGTGGGTTAGGCTGATTGGCTTGTTGCAATGCTGAAATAAGCTCTTCGCGGTTAGATAAGTTCATGTTATCAATAATTGACATGATTAACTGTGAGTACATAGGGTTGTCTTGTTGCATTGTCTGTAATAGCTGTACAAGCTGTGTAACCTCATACTCACGAGCAATGATACCTAGACTGCTAGACGTATGAAACTTGTAGTCTGCTACAGGATAACGCTCAGGATTAAACTGCATATAACGATGTGCGGCTTTAGTTACGAATGGAATAAGGAAAGATTCTTGGAAGTTAATCAATGTACGCTTGTGTCGTTTAATAATAGCACCGAGGCTCATAGAAACACCTGCGGCAGTTGACTCACCATTAATAGAGCCTGCGATACCCGCAGAATCAATAGCACCTGTAGCTGTCTGTACCATCTTTTGTAGTTCAGCGGCTTGCCCGAAAGTAACTTGACTAACATTACCGAAGTTTAATGGCTGTAGGACTTCAGAAGGGTTTCCGTTGGTTAGAATAGTCTTTCCTGCTCGTACCTCTGCTCGCGCACCTCTAGGCATACGTGTAGCATCAATAGCCATCATTGGGTGTATAGTAAGTGCTAAGGCATCAATTCTAGCGCGTAGTTCTGCGTCTAACGCCTTTTGAGAGTTATACCCTTTCTCACATACTCCTCGACCCCAGAAACGACTAGGAACGACATCCCACGGGAATGCAACGACAGGTCTGTCACCCATCATGTATGGGTTCTCTTCAGCCTTAAGCAATGTACCGTCATTAGCAATAATTACAATAGCTTCTACGTAATATGAGTTGTTTTCTTCATTATCAACCAGTTCTTCTACCTCTTCGTCGTCTTCTTCTTCTTGTGAGGCTGTTAATAAATGACGAGGTACTAAACCATAGTACTTAGTTAGACGTACTTTATCGTCCTCAAATACTGCTAGGTCTTTATCTGGTTCAATGTCAAAGTCCGATGGTGCATCACCTACGTATACGTCACGATAGACTCCTGCTTCCTGTAGTTGCTCTACAGAGTGCATAGGTACAAACTCATCTACCGCACAGCCTAATGCTTCCTCAATGGAAGTAGCCAGTGGGTCAATAAGGAAGTTCTGTGGCATTACTGGTCGTAGCTTTACGCAAGTCTTATCTACGATGTTGACACCAACCGCTGTTAAATCCCCACCCATAACAGGCTGTGTTGCAGGTTGAAACTCTTTCTCTTCTTCTAATACTACTTCAGCGATGCCTGTACCGAATACAGCCGCGTTAATAAGGCACTCAGCTACGCTCTTACGGACTTTATTCTTTTTAAAGTCTTTGTATAGGACTTCACGTAACATCGCTATATCACGCTTCTCGTTGTCCGCTACGTCATCCTCAATGTCAAACCACTTACCACGACCAAAGGTAGCTTCCTCTAGTTCCGCAACGGATGACTCAACTGCTTGCTGTAGCGCAGGGGAAATAATACGTGAGCGTTCTGACTCTCTGGTCTTATCCTCTGCCGCCCACTGACCACGCCATAGGCGATAGTACTCATCAAACTTCTGTGAGTAGTTAGACTCATAGTGGTCACGCCAACTTTGACATTTATCAATGACCCAACCTTCTAAGTCTTGCTCCAGTGTAAACTCTTCCTTATCTTCTAGTAACATATTAGTACCCTGCGTAAGTATCTAAAAATTCAAATTCTTCTTCCACATAGTCCGAGGTGTAGGCTATGTTAGCCAACTGGTCTATGTAAGCGAGTGAGTCAATCAAGTCATCGTGTACAAGTTGATTGGGGAATTGAAACAGCTCATCTAAGAACTCTGTATTCCACGAACCCTTGTTAAGTGTAATCTTACCGTGTTCAAACCTACCTTGCAAAGCCCACACGATTCTATCGGTCTTCTTCTTGTTGCCGTGAGTTAGTTCCTCAATACGGAAGAACCTATCATTAGCCTTCATTAAGTCTGAGATGTATGGAAGTACAGCGTTCTTTAACGCCCCTTTCTCGATACCCACGGACACTGGACGATAGTCTCGTACAGCTTCAAAGATTTTACGTGCAGTTTCTTCCACACCCCAACGACCATGAATGATGTCAGCAACGTACCAACCTTCTTCATTTGCTTTAACAACCGAGATAGCCGTTTGGTCAAGTCGTTTAGTTTTAGTTGTAGCTTTTGCCACATCAGCAAACCCCGCCAAATCGACAGCAATATAATACTGACCACTAGTGGGTTCTTCTTCAGAAAACTTAATGTAATCTTCTTTAAATAATTCACTGCCCTGTGCCTCGAAGGATGCCATGAACTCCTGACGAAAACTAAAGGCTGACATAGACTTTTTAGCCGCTTCAATTTCTTCAGGGTCTAGTAGTGGATTATCATAGCTTGTAAAGTGATAACCTACAAAGGTCTCATCCTTTGACACACAAGCATAAGTATATAAGTCATAGAAGTGATTACGTCCCATTGGCGTACCAATGAATAACGCATCTCCCTTTTGGTCAGCTAGTGCAGGTCTAAGGATTTGCTCCCAGACCTCTGGCTTCATATCTGCATACTCATCCATAACGAGGAACTTAAGACTGACACCACGCATGGTTTCTGGTCTATCTGCACCCTTTAGTGCTATGGTTGCCCCGTTGACTAGCTTTATTTGTAAGTTATTAACATGACTAGAAGTTATGACGGGGTTGCCAATCTCCATCAATACCTGCCACATAATGTCCCTAGCCTGACCCTGTGTAGGTGCAACGTAGAACACATGACCCTTGTCCGACTGTAAAGCCCTGATGATTAACATCCATGCGGCTAGTCTGGACTTGCCTGTACGTCTACCTGCGGCTATGACCTTGAATCTAGTTGTGTCCTCAAAGACTTCCTGTTGCCACGGTAGTAGCGATACGTTTAACTCAGTCATTAAGGATTAAAGTTACTAGTCTGAGCATTGTCAGGGTGTAATTCAAAAGTAATGATATAGGAAAAAGTACTCCCTGCTTCAGTTAAACACTTTATTTTATCATCTTCTCTTATTACTAAATTAATATCGTTTAAAATATACGTATCTGCATGGGCAAAGTTTTTATCATTAAACAGATAAATGTCATGGGAAGCATCGTGTCCGTGTTCCCACCATAGGTCTGCTGTTTTATTGTTGCCTGACCCACTGTGGCTTGTAACCAAGATATTAGTAATAATAATCTTTTGTTTTTTAGGGACAACTACTAGTTCTGTTTCTGTAGCCGCTGTTGGGTGTATACCCATGCTAAACTTATTCATATTAGTAAGTCCACATTACATAAGGGGTTGTATCGTCAGGACTGCGGATATCAACATGGACGAAGCCACGAGCAACTCCCACGCCTGTGAATCCAAGCGCGATAGCCTTCTCAACGATTTTAAAACGCTGTAGACCGTTGTTGACTTTGATATCCGCGGCAATGCCCTGTGCATGAGTTCCTGTTCCTGGTTTTTCTTTCTTAGCTTCAATTGGGTGGCTAGGGTCTCTGTACCCCGATGTAATAATAAACGGGAAACCACAGGCTTCCCGAAGTTCATCTAAACGCTCAATGAACTCAGGTTTAATTTTGTTTTTACCTGTGTATTGACAAGCGAACTCTTGTCTATTGAAGTACTTAGCCATCTATGATTTCCCCTTCATCAATAGCATCTTCTTGGCTTGACACCACTGTAGTCTCTCCTCCAACTCCAGTAATGTTTATCTGTATCGCTGACTTACCCGCGCCCTTAATGACATCATTCTCAAATACAGCTGTGGGTAATATCCTATCCATGACTAACTTCCATGCCGCGGCTTGATTCTTATGGTCATCGTTAAGTGCCGCATCGAATATAGAGTCTAGGACTTTACGAGACTTAGGGGATGACAACATCCTGCCCTTGTACTCGTTGATGATAGCCGCATCACCCTTCGGGCGACCCCTTGACAAACCAGTAGTGCCTTTTTTTCTTGACACCATATCTGATTTCTTAGGTCTGCCCCTTCTCCTTTTCGGAGTAGCTGTATTATCGTCCATTGTATTCTCCTTAAGTTATCTTAAGTATACTTAGGGACGCGTTTAGTATTTAACTTTAAAGAATAATCATTAAAGAATAATATCTAAGACTACTTAAGTATCCTTAAGGCTTTAAATTAATCTATACTATAAGTATATTATAGCATATTTATAGCTTAATGTCAAGTACTTTATTAGCTTATTTAGACCCGCGAGCCAACTTTTTAGTTCCATAACTAATAGTAATTAAATTGTCCCTTTATATGAATATTTGTCATACTTAAGTATACATAAGAATACATAAGGAAAACAAATACTTAGGGGATAAACTTCGGTTAATTCTTTTTATTGAATTTTAGCTTTTTTAGTATACCTGCGGGTACACCTTTGATTAACTCAGGTCAGCCCGCCCCCCCACCCCCAAGAATCCTCTAGCATATCCACAAGTATAACACAAGGATTAGGGGTGACTGGAATCCTTAAGGCGGTCACAAGGAATCCTGTACAGGGGAACGTGAGTATGCTAGTGGATACCTATAGACACACCTGAGATAAAACACTTGACAAACTAAACCCGTTATGTTATACGTATGCGCGCGCCTGTATATAAAGGTATATTATAACGTGACTAGATTGTTTATATTGGTCACTCTTTAGGTATTGACTTTATATTGTCATTGTATATAATGGTTGCATCAATTAATTAAACAGGTGCAACAATATGAAATATAATGCTAAACAGCTAAACAATGGACAATGGGCGGTCTTTACTGGTAAACAGTATTTCCCCCATACTGTAGCAGATACCAAAGTAGAAGCGCATATATGGGCGATTAAAGAGTCTGCTATATGGCATCAGCAACAGCTTGATAAACTAGAAGATGAATTTGGTATAGTAGAAGGTTCTACGCTCAAAGAGTGGATTTGCTAAGTAAATATATAGAGCCTGTTAGCGATAGCAGGTTCCGTTATATTTATTTAAACATTAACTAAACAGGTGATTATTATGAGACAAATAGAAAAAAATATTGTAGGTGCTTTTATTCGCGGTGAGAATGCTAGAACGGATAACACTGAATCTAAAAATGGTACATTGTTTTTACACGGCAATCCTATTGCTATGCTAGGCGACAATGATAGATTGTATATCAGCAATGCGGGTTGGGAAACACGAACCACACAGAGCAGGCTTAACGCTGTTTTAACGCTTGCAAATAAGTATACTAGAGTTTATACGCGCAATTATGAGATGCGACTGGATAGTGGTGAAAATGATATTGTCACAATGAATAGTGACTGGTATTTAGTAACAGAATAAGCTAGTTAATTTATCGCGCCTATTGTCCACCAGTGGGCGTCATTAAATTAATTAAACTTTAAACAGGTGATAACATGATTAAATTTCCAAGCGGTTTAAAATTTGGCAATGGTGAAGATTCACTAGTCGATTCGCTGTTTACTGGTTCTACTACCAATGATGGGTGGTATACGGTAACAGGTAGAAAGTATAAAACAATGCGATTCTTTACAGGTAACGGGAAACCATTGTTCTACATTGTCAGTAATAAACACGGCATTACTAGCGGCAATTTGACTAGTAACGCTGATAAGTTTTATTATATGGCGGGTACTTGTAGTTTAACCAGTAAAAAACTAGGCTTAGATAAACTGGATTACACTACGGAAAAAACTTTGATTACTGATATTATTGAGGTGGCATAATATGAATACATATATTGAGATTAAAGAGTTGATTCCTGTAATCCTTGATTTGGGATGGATGGTTAAAAACGATACGTGGACTGATTGCCCCTATCGCATCTATGAACAACTAGAAGCAGACTATAATTGCGACCAGTAAGCACCAAAGAACGCCCTGTAATCCCTTGTAGGGCGTTTTCTAGTGTTTATTAGTAGGATAGTATAGGTTAGCCGTAAAATGGCTTAGAATTGATTATATGAGGTTATTATGAATTATACAGCGGAAAGATATTTAGCATTGAAACAGTTTGAACGAGAGCAAAAACGCGATAAGATACGCGCGTTATTGTGGAACGTGTCAATTACTAGCATCTATGCTATGGTAGTGATTCAAGTATTTACAGGGGTTATATCATGATGTACACAATATGGGTTGGTGGTGTAGAGGCGGTTGATTATTATTTGACTGAGACAGTAGCGGAACACGTAGCTAGTAATTGGCGTAAAATGGGATATACTGACGTTACAATTAAAAAGGTGATACTATGAGCTATTCAGTCAAACAGATAGCATTTGAGGGTTCTAACCATTGGGTACTGGATAAGGGTACAGGTTGGTTTGAAGTATACAAAACAGGTATTACCGCAAGCACTAAGGTAGCCACAATCCACTACTCAAACGATATTGAGTTAGCTAAGGAGAAGGCTATATCAGAGTGTTTAAGGAGGGACAATGCCTAGACTATGGCGTATATGGGTCAAAGCACTGGGAGAGAAGTCAGGTGCTAATGACCGCGAGGCTGATTACATTGCCATTGTGCGTAGTGTGATTGTGGGGTTGAACTTTATCACCTGTTTGTTTATAATTGCAGGTGTTATTCATAATTGGTAAAGAGAGGTTAAGACAATGAGTAAAGATTATAGAGAACAGAGTCAGCTAGAAGATGAAGCTGATGAGAAGTATTTGACAATGTACCAGTACTATAAACAGCTTACAGACTACGAGAGAGGCGAATATGACGCTTTACACTCGTATCCCTTTGATGAGTCAGAGGAAAGCAATAAGGACTATACAGAGGGATTTAGACAGGGTTATGAATACGCACAACAAATGGGAGCAAACAACAATGAGTAGATACGAAGACGATAGCAGTTACGATTACAGTGATTACTGTGAGGGTAAAGGGTACTATGAGAGTTACACAGAGAAGCCCTTTGACGAAGATGAGGCATCACTAAGACGAATTGAAGCGAGAGAGGAGACAGAGAGACTAGCAAAGCTATACCCGCCAATAGGCAAGCAGGAAATGCAGGAACGTATTAAGGAAGTTAAAACTAGACTAGGAGCGAAGTATAATGATTAATGCAATAGTGTTTAATAAACTATTTACAGTGGAACTAAGGAATGGCGTAGGTATAGACTTGGAGTTCGTTGATTCACGCCCAGTATGGACATATAACAGCGAGACAGAGGAGCATAGTACAATGCCCTTCGAGGGAGTAGTAGTCTTGTTACCATTCATTGTGATAACCTACGGAAGACCATACAAGGAAATAGAAGATGAGTAGATGCAAAGCCTGTGACGTTATACTAACTGAGGCTGAACTAAGGAAGCGTGACAGAGTGACAGACGAACACCTAGACTTATGTGCAGTTTGTCATTCAGCATCAGACGAAGCTATTGAAGAGAACTGGTCAATAGCTGAAGACAATGGTATAATTAGGAGTAACAACTAACGAACCTGTTACGGGTTATAGGAGTACTATGGGTACTGGGGGACGTTTCTATAGTATTCCCTACATTACCAGTACCTAATTCAAATTGACAATATAGGAGTTGCAATCGGTAAACAAACATGATATACTATACATATGTACTTTAGTTTATAACCTTTAAAGATATATTCTAAAGTATACTTAAGTAATCTTTAATTAATAACACAAAGGTAAATTACTATGTTAACGATAGAAGGAACAATCGCATTTGCGGAGTTAGAAACAACTGAAGTTTATAATGGTCAGGATACAGGTAAATATTCAGTAGTACTTTCTTTAGATGATTCAGATGCCACACAACTAGCAGACATGGGTGTCAAACTGAGAGAGTATGAGGGTGTCAAACAGCGTAAGTTTAGTAGTAAGTTTGACGTACCTGTCTATGACGCAGAGGGCGTAGAGTTTGATGGTCGAGTGACCAGAGGCTCTAAGGTACGTATTCAATATAAACAGGGTAATGCTCACCCTGTACATGGTACTGGTACTTACCTCGAAAAGCTAAAGGTATTAGAATTAGCTGAGTATGAGGGAAGCGGTGGCGACTTCTAATGACTGACTCGCATTTTGTTAAACATGAGCCGTGCCCTTCGTGTGGCTCTAAGAACAATCTCGCGAGGTACTCCGATGGGCACGCCGTCTGTTTTACAGGCGGTTGTGACCACTACGAGAGAGGCAACGGAGAGGTTGTGGAAAGTAAACCTAAAGCGAACAGGAAACTAGAGATGACAGGAGTAGTAGCGTCAATACCCGATAGACGTATATCAGAGGCAACGTGCAAGAAGTTTGGCGTTACAGTTGAGTACGACACAGAGGGTAAGATAAGCAAGCACCACTACCCATACTTTGACAAGGACACAGGCGCGCAGACAGGGAACAAGTCACGCATAGTAAGCAGTAAATCATTCTATGCAAGCGGTACGTTTGATAACGCAGGGCTGTTTGGTCAGCAAGCGTTTAAAGGTGGTGGTAAATACATAACAGTAGTAGAGGGAGAAGCTGATGCCCTAGCGGTATCGGAAATGTTTGATGGTAAGTGGGCTGTAGTATCCATACGCTCAGGAGCATCAGGCGCAGTGAAGGACATCAAGCAGAACTTGGAGTGGCTTGAATCATTCGAGAACGTAGTCATCTGTTTCGACAGTGACAATGCGGGTCAGGAAGCATCTCGTGCGGTGTTAGATTTATTTACACCCAACAAAGCGAAGAATGTAAAGTTACCTGTAAAGGATGCAGGTGAAATGCTGAAGGAACGCAACGTGCAAGGGTTCATCAGGGAATGGTGGAACGCTAAGACGTATCAACCAGATGGTATCATCGCAGGACTAGATACTTGGGAGTCCATCGTAGCACAGGAAGACGTTAAGTCCATTCCGTATCCGTGGACTTGCTTGAATGAGATGACCTATGGTTTCAGGGAGAAAGAACTAGTAACAATAACCAGTGGTTCTGGTATGGGTAAGTCACAGATTGTCAGAGAGTTGGAACACTACTTACTAGGTGCAACTGACGACAACATTGGCATACTCGCGTTGGAAGAAGACATACCTAAGACTGCTCTAGGGATTATGAGCATCGAGGCAAACCAGACTCTACATCTGAGCCGTGAGTTTAGCAGGGAAGACAAAAAGGTATTCTGGGACAACACGTTAGGTACAGGACGTATCTATATGTTTGACCACTGGGGTTCTACCAATGAGGATAACTTACTAAGTCGCATTAGGTATATGGCGAAAGGTCTTGATTGTAAATGGATTATTCTTGACCACTTGAGTATCGTTGTGTCAGACCAAGAGAATGGTGACGAACGTAAAGCCATTGACAGCATCATGACTAAGCTACGACAGTTAGTGCAGGAGACAGGTGTTGGATTGTTCTTGGTGTCACATCTACGTAGACCATCAGGGAAGGCTCATGAAGATGGTGGACAGATTAGCTTGGCTGAGTTACGAGGTTCAGCGGCAATCGCACAGCTATCGGACATGGTGATTGGTTTAGAACGTGACCAACAGAACCAAGATGCACAGGTAAGGAACACCACTACAGTACGGATACTTAAGAACCGATACGCAGGACTTACAGGGGCGGCTTGCTACCTCTACTACGACAAAGATACTGGGCGTATGATTGAAACAACTTGTCCAGTTAACGATGATAATCAGGAGTTCTAAGTGAAGCAGGTTGTTTTTGATATAGAAGCTAACGGACTAAAGCCTACAAAGGTTTGGGTAATCGTTGCTTGTGACCTATCAAACCAAGAGACAGTTACGTTCTCAGGTGATACGTTGCAGGACTTCAATGCTTATATCAAAGATGCTGAGGTCATTGGTCACAACATCATTGGCTATGACGTACCAGTTCTTGAACGATTGTTAGGTACAGACTTTAGTAGTTGTAAGATTACAGATACATTAGTATTGTCACGACTCACTGACCCATCACGGGAAGGTGGTCATTCATTGGATAGTTGGGGACAGCGTTTAGGTTTCCCGAAGGGAGAACATAATGATTGGGACACATTTTCTCAGGATATGGTGGACTACTGTAAGCAAGATGTGCTTGTTAATGTCAAAGTGTACAACGCGTTACGAAGTGTACTGGCAGGTTTCGGAAGCGAAAGCATTAGCCTTGAGCATCAAGTACAAAGCATTATTACAAAGCAAACAGACAATGGTTGGTTACTAGACCAAGAACACGCTTTCATATTGCTTGCACAACTTAAGGAAAAGAAGTACGACCTTGAAGATAAGGTACATGAAACATTTAAACCATTACCTACATTCGTCAAGGAGATAACACCTAAGTACAAGAAGGACGGCACGATGTCCGTAGTTGGTCTTAAGTTTCTAGGAGACCAGTGGGAGAACTATACAGCACCTTTCAGCCGTATTGATTACCCTTCGTTTAACTTAGGTTCACGTCAGCAGATAGGCAGATACTTGCAGTTCTTTGGTTGGAAGCCAGAGAAGTTTACAGAGAAGGGACACGTTATTGTAGACGAAGCCATACTGTCTAAGGTCACTGGTATACCCGAAGCTAATATGATTGCTGAATACCTAATGGTTCAGAAGCGTATTGCACAGGTACAGAGTTGGCTAGATGCTGTTGAAGATGATGGACGAGTGCATGGCTATGTTAATGCTAATGGTGCTGTAACGGGACGTATGACACATTCTAGTCCCAATGTAGCACAAGTGCCAAGTTCAAGCGCACCCTATGGCAAGGACTGTAGAGCCTGTTGGACAGTACCCAAAGGCTACAAGGTTGTCGGTATGGACGCATCAGGGCTTGAGCTACGTATGCTTGCACATTATATGAACGATGAGGGATATACAAATGAAATACTCACTGGAGACATTCATACAGCAAACCAACTTGCTAGTGGTGTTGACACACGAAGTCAAGCAAAGACTTTCATCTATGCGTTCCTCTATGGAGCAGGGGATGCAAAAATCGGAAGTATCGTTGGAGGAACTGCTAGAGACGGTAAGCGACTTAAGGAGAAGTTCCTATCAAACACGCCATCTCTTAAAGACCTACGAGAAAGAGTTAGCGTGGCATCTGGAAGAGGTTATGTTCACGGACTGGACAGGAGAAGGGTCGCAGTACGCTCAGAACACTCAGCACTAAACACGTTACTACAATCGGCAGGTGCTATCGTTATGAAGAAGGCGTTATGTTTGCTAGACGAATACGCTAGTGCTTGGAAAATTGACTACAAATTTATAGGTAATATACACGATGAAATTCAAACAGAAGTTAGAGCAGATGAGGCAGAAGTTTTCGGAAGGCTTGCGGTGTCTTGTGTCGAAGCCGCGGGTACTTATTACAAACTTAATTGCCCTCTTGCGGGAGAGTATCAAGTCGGTAACAACTGGTCTGAAACCCACTAGGAAATGTAACCACTGTGGAGTCAAACTAAAGGAAGGAAATAATTGGGGCTTAGGTAATGTCCGCAAAAGGAATTATATTTGCAAGTCTTGCGACAACGCTAAAAGCAAAAGAAACCGCATTAAACGTGTAGGTAAATAATATGAAACCTTGCAAAGCAGATAGAAAGAAGTTCGACCTCGACTTACAGTACGGAGAAGTCAGAGAAGATAAGGTAGCTGAGATGCTACAGGACAAGAAGATTGAGGTTAAGTCTGAGAAGGACTTGTGGCAGAAGACAGGTAACATCTGCATTGAGTATGAGTCTTGGGGTAAGCCGTCAGGCATTGAGGCTACCGAGTCAGACTACTGGTTTCATAACCTTTGCATTGGCGATGATGAGTATTGTACACTAGTGTTCAAGACACCTGTACTAAAGAAGATTGTCAATAAGTTAGATACGTTCAGGAGTGTATCAGGGGGAGACCATAATGCAAGCCGTATGCACTTGGTCAATCTACGTAAGTTATTTTCAAGCGATGTCATTAAGGCATTCAAGGATATAGAAGATGAGTAAAACAATACACACATTAGTAGATGACATATACCGATTGATGGAGACTAAAGAGGCAGAGGAATCCGTAGACGTAGAGGCTGAGATTGAACTGTTCGGTGAGAACATGAAGGCTTTAATGCGTACCGAGTTCGGACGTAAGCGTACAACGGATAGAAGAACATTGCGCCTGTCAAACATTGGTCGTGACGATAGGGTCTTATGGAATGTTGTTAACGGTACTGAGAAGGAAGAGATTAAACCCGCTACCTACATTAAGTTTATGTATGGTCACTTGATTGAAGAGATGTTGTTGTTTATGACACGTATGGCAGGACACGAAGTATCAGACGAGCAACGCGTATGTGAAGTGGAGGGTATCAAGGGACACATGGACTGTAAGATTGACGGGCTTGTAGTGGACGTTAAGTCAGCCAGTTCCTTTGGGTTCAAGAAGTTTAAGGATGGTACACTGGCTATGGATGATGCCTTTGGTTACGTTGACCAGATTAAAGCATACGCCCATGCCTGTGGTGCGACTGAGTTCGGTTGGTTAGCTATGGACAAAGCCAATGGACATCTCGCGGTACTTAAGTACGACCTAGAGGATACCCAAGCCCCTATACATGAACACATCAAGGGAGACATTAGGGAGCGTATTAAGCACGTTAAGGAGATGGTTAAGGGAGATGAGCCTACTGAGTTATGTACCGAGACAGTACCAGATGGTAAGTCAGGTAACAAGAAGCTAGGTATCAAGTGTTCCTACTGTCAGTACAAGAAGCATTGCTATCCAGAACTAAGAGCCTTTGCCTATTCATATGGTCCGAAATTCTTAAGTGAGGTAGTTAACGAGCCTAGAGTACAGGAGATTAACCTTGAGCAAATATAAGCCTAGAAAGACTAGCGGTAAGTTTAGGTCAGCACTGGAGAAGGAGTTTTCAAAGGAGGTTAAACGTAAGGGGTTTGACTACGAGCCATACGGAATGCCTTACACGGTGTTCAGAACTTATATGCCAGACTTTGTACATGAACCAAGCAAGACAGTAGTGGAAGTAAAAGGTTTCTTTCGTGTAGGCGACACCTTGAAATATAAGTCAATTCGTGATACAATATCAGTAGATGGTTACGAATTAGTATTCCTACTATCGAACGAACATAAGAAGGTACGGAAGGGCGGTAAGATTACAATGGGTCAGTGGTGTGAAAAGGAAGGCATGAAACACTACACCCTAAGTACCGCACAAGAACTTGTCAAATACGTTGAAGGAAAAGAATAATGTCACATACATTGGAGGAACTCAAGGAAGCAGTAGCAAGGGACTACGATGCGGTACTGGTTGTCGAAGCATTAGACATCTCAGTTGAGGACTTGCTAGAGGCTTTTGAAGATAGATTAATTAGGAACAGAGACTTATTTACGGAGGATGATTATGAGCATTGATGATGCAACCCCTGCTGATTGGGACAAGCTGAGAGACAAACACCCTGCCCTAGTTAAGAAGTATGAAGACTATCTGGTAAACAACCCAGATGAACAGACAGAAGATATGGTTAACCACCCCAAGCATTACGCTTATGGTAGTATAGAATGTATCGAAGCTATTGAAGAGTCAATGACAATAGAGGCATTCAAAGGTTATCTCAAAGGCAATACCATGAAGTACCTATGGCGATATGAACGCAAAGGTAAACACGCAGAAGACTTGGAGAAAGCCCAGTGGTATTTAGATAGGCTGACCAGTGTAGTAACTAAGGAGGTTAGGTAATGAAAGGACAGACACACGGAGGCAAAGGGTCGGCACAACGACCCGCTGAAGACTCCAAGAAGTTTGCTAGTAATTGGGACGCAATCTTTAACAAAACACAACAGAAACCTAAAGACAATAAGAAGGAACTTAAAAAATGAATCAGTATCAACAGTTTATACACAAGTCCCGTTACGCACGTTGGTTACCTGTCGAAGGTAGACGTGAGACATGGGCAGAGACAGTACAGCGTTATGTAGACTTCTGGGATGGTCGTGGTCAGATAAGCAAAGCCGAAGGTAAGAAGCTATACAATGCTATATACAACCTAGAAGTAATGCCCAGTATGCGTTGTATGATGACAGCAGGTGAAGCGTTAGACAAGGACAATGTAGCAGGGTTTAACTGTAGCTACCTACACATTGACTCACCACGTAGCTTTGATGAACTTATGTACGTACTGATGTGTGGTACAGGCGTAGGGTTCAGTGTTGAACGTAACTTCATCAGTAAGCTACCAGTCATCGCTGAGTCGTTCCATGAGACTGACAGTACCATTGTAGTGGCTGACAGTAAGATTGGTTGGGCTAGTGCATTCCGTGAGTTAATCGCTATGCTGTACGCAGGTAAGATACCTAAGTGGGACATGAGCAAGGTACGCCCATCGGGTGCTAGACTCAAGACCTTTGGTGGTCGTGCTAGTGGCGCAGAGCCTCTTGAGGATTTGTTTAACTTCTGCGTAGGTATCTTCCAGAAGGCACACGGACGTAAGCTAACGAGCATTGAGTGCCACGATGTTGTATGTAAGATTGCAGACATTGTAGTTGTCGGTGGTGTACGTAGGTCAGCATTGATTAGTTTGTCAAACCTATCAGACCCGCGTATGGCTAAGGCTAAGTCTGGTCAGTGGTGGATGGATGAAGGACAACGTAGACTGGCTAACAACAGCGTAGCGTACACAGAGAAGCCAGACTTCGAGTCATTCCTTACTGAGATGCACACCATGTACGATAGTAAGGCAGGTGAACGTGGTATCTTTAGTCGTGTGGCGGCACAGAAGATAGCCGCTAAGAACGGACGTAGAGACCCTGAGCAGGACTTTGGGACTAACCCTTGCTCTGAGATTATCCTACGCAGTAATCAGTTCTGTAACCTATCTGAGGTCGTTATACGTGCAGACGATGACCTTGTTAGTCTTAAGAAGAAAGTTGAAGTAGCTTCCATCATCGGAACTCTACAGGCTACCTTGACTGACTTCCGCTACCTACGCAATGTATGGAAGAGAAACACAGAAGAAGAAGCACTATTGGGTGTAAGTTTAACTGGGATATGTGACCATTACTTGTTGGGTAAAGATTCGCCTGACCTAGATAAGTGGTTGACGGAGATGAAAGATGTTGCAATCAAAACTAATAAAGAGTGGGCTGACAAACTTGGCATTGCTCAGTCTGCGGCTATTACTTGTGTTAAGCCAAGCGGTACTGTGTCTCAGCTTGTTGATTCTGCTAGTGGCATACATCCCCGTTTTTCTAAGCATTATATCCGTAGAGTGCGTTCAGACAAGAAAGACCCGCTTGCTCAGTACATGACAGCCGCAGGTTTCCCTGTAGAAGATGACGTAATGAGTAAGTCTTCTCTGGTCTTTGGCTTCCCTATCAAGTCACCCGACAGCAGTACTACAGTAAAGCAGGTGGGTGCAATGGAACAGCTAAGAGTCTGGAAGAAGTACCAAGATTACTGGTGCGAACATAAGCCAAGTATCACTGTTTATTATACAGATAGTGAGTTCCTGCAAATAGCACAGTGGATATGGGATAACTTTGATAGTGTCAGTGGTATTAGTTTGTTGCCAGTTAGTGACCATGTTTATCAGCAAGCCCCTTATGAGGACATAACCGCTGAGAAGTATGAGGAGTTACTAGCGGCTATGCCAGTGGATATTAAGTGGGAAGACTTAGAACACTTCGAGAAGGAAGATAATACTACAGGTTCGCAAGAACTGGCGTGTGTCGGAGGCGCGTGTGAAATAGCATAGGTAAAACTAAGGGGGCGCAATGCCCCCTTTTGTTATTCATCGTC